AAACAAACACAAGGAGTCATGATAATGATTAAAGGTTTTATTAGCGTTTTATCTTTTTCTGTTGCGTGGTGTATTCTTTTTACCCCGACCCCGGCATCTGCTGAAGAAATCCAAGAAGACGTAATTGTTGAAGAAATCCAAGAAGACGTAATTGTTGAAGAAATCCAAGAAGACGTAATTGTTGAAGAAATCCAAGAAGACGTAATTGTTGAGGAATCGGCACCCAAGCCAGTTACAGATGAGCCCGGTGTCTGGTCTGTGGTAGATGAGGGCGGCAATGTTGTAAACGCAATCATTTGCACAGAATCACAATGTGGAAATGATGGTAATTGGGGAGGAAGACTTCCAACCAACTCCCCGTGCCCTGGCTGTCAGTTGGTATTCCAGCAGCCGGGGCAGGCAGGACTCCTTTCCTCTCCGGGGACACAGGTACAATATCATTCCGAAAACAACACACACTCTGTCACAACTGATGTGCATAGTGATGGCGGTGTGGTTGGCACAAGGACTGAAGTTTATCCGCAAGGAGGCGGAGCCCCTGTTGAGCAAAGTGCAAAGCTAAGGTTTACCGATAACGACCAGTCTGCAGATGTATCTTTGTCTGAAGGCTTCGTAGATAGTTCTGAAAACTATATACGAGTAGAAATTTCCTCTATAGAAGAAAAGAGTATTTTTGAATATGAAGGAGTATATGAATTAGAAAATAACCTAGAACAGGATGTAGAAGTAGCTTTGGATGGTCAGCAGGAAGACGCTGGTTTTGTAGAGTCTATTTTAAGACTTGCTTCCAATGTTAGCAGTTTCTTAAGAAACCTGTTTGGTCTGGGTGCATAATGGAAGAAGATCTAGAACGTGACTTAGACAATGCCATATACTCAGTCTTGGGTCAGGAAGAGGCGGTAGAGGTAGAGGTTGAGCTTGTATTTAATGAAATTAGGCAAACAGACAACTGGGCCTTAAGATCTTTTGCAAACATTTGCGGTAGAGTCTCTGACTTTTTTCTTAGGCCTTATATTAGATGGGGTGATACAATAGAGATGGTAATAGAGGAATGAATGGAAATAAGCTTAAAAGATTGTCAGGTTATATACATAAACTTGGACTCGGACAAAGACAAGAAAATGGCACTCTTGCAACATCTAGAAGATCTTGGTTTTAATAAGATTGCCAGGGTGTCCGGTGTAAAAACCACACCCAAAAAGCTTGGTGTGGCAATCTCACACAAAAAAGCTCTAGAGCTAGCTCTGACATATAGTGAACCTGTAATCATTCTTGAAGATGATGTCTGTCCGACTAACTTTAAAAACACCATAGATATACCCTCAGATTCAGATGCCTATTATTTGGGAATATCCAAGTGGGGCCTTTCTTCTGGAAAGGGCATCAAACAAATAGTTGCAGAAAAAGCAGATGGCAAGAACTATAGAATACTAAACATGCTTTCTGCTCATGCAATACTTTACTTAAACAGAGATTATATTAGGTTTTTAATTAAGTCCGCTGATTTCTTTATTAGTATTGCAGATAACCAGGACAAGGGTCGTGCAGAGACTTTAAAGTATTGGAATGTCTATTGTAATCAACATCCTACCTTTGCACAAAGCGGAAGATATATGGCTGAAACAACGTTTAGTGTGCCCTCTAGGCAAACTAGCACCAGACACAATATATTTTTACAGAATTAACTGTATAATATATATAAGGTGACAGAATACAAAAAGCAAAAGCTAGCACGTAAGAAAATTTTAGAGCGCAATAAAGACTTTGTCAGGCGCATCAAACAAGATCGGCCATGCACAGATTGTAAAATAAAATACCACTACAGTCAAATGGATTTTGATCATCTTGCCAGTAAGAAGAACAACATAGCTAAACTAACAAATAGCGCGGCGAGCATTAAGACAATTAAAGAAGAGATAGCCAAGTGTGAGCTGGTGTGTTCAAATTGTCACAGACTAAGAACTTGGAACAGAATGAACTCAAGCTAGTGTATAATAATATTATGCTTATTAATGACAAGGAGAATCTTTTGATCGTCAAGGAACCCGTTGCTTTGGTTGAAGAGACACCAAAGAAAACAATATATGAAATTCAAGAATCTAAGCGTGCCCCAAGAGTTCAGATAGATCAAAAAGTAGTTCTATGGGCATGGATCATAGGAATTGGAATAGCTTTTATTTCTTCTGCTATAGTTTCTTTTAATGGTATTACGGCTGTAGCAGCGTTCGTTGGGCTTAGTGCTAGCTGGATGGCAGGATTATTTTTCTTCTTTATCGAATTAATGTATCTTTTATTTCTTGTTGCCTATCTTGTCTTGGCATCAAGGGTTGACCAAAGAGGAAAGCCCGAGTCAACATACGGAGCGGTTACTGGCATGGTTGCCTTTGGTGGGATAGCTGTCTTAGCAAATGGCTTTCATACTTTTAATTACTGGTCTTGGAACTGGACAGAGCCTCAGATGTGGGCTGGTGTGGTGCTCAGCGTCTCAGCACCAATAGCTATCATTAGCGCATCAAAGATGGCTTCAAGAGTTGTCTTTGCTAAAGCAATAAGGTCATAACGCTCGGCATGGAACAATTTAAAAAGCCAATGATAGAAGAAGACTTTCAAGCCTGGGAAACATTTAAGTATGACAATGACTATCTTTGGGTGTTTAATAAGCTGGAAGTAGCTCTTAGGCAAGATTTGAATGCTGGCCCTGCTGGGTCTGCTCCACCTCGTGCTGGCACATACATTTATCGACCAGCATACAATCTTTACGGTATGGGCATTGGTGCTACCAAGTTTGAATATAACGAGTCAATGTACTCTCAAATTATTAACAATGGCGTAGTTCCTCCAGGATCATTCTGGTGTGAGTGGCTGGATGGTGACCATGTATCTATTGATTATGAGTATAGGGATGAAGATTGGCATACCCGCTCAGTTTTGGTGGGAGAGCATGAAAGCAAAGAAAACCTAACTAAGTTTAGTAACTGGGTAAAGGACGATCCGCTTCATGCACCAACCGCAGAACAATTAAACATGTTTTACTTAGGACTTCCATTCTTTAATGATAGAAGGGTTGTAAAGTTTAATGTTGAAATGATTGGTGATTTAATTATTGAGATACATTTGCGATGGGGCAATGATCCATTTGATGAATACCCCGTCGGAACCAAAATCATTCCCGTTTGGAATGACGAAGAGGCTCCAGAGGGGGAGTGGAAAGGAAACCTGCATACATATATGGAGAAGTATTCTGCAAGTGGGCACCTACCAGATGTGAGGCGAGGGTATGTCATTAAAAGACCATCCTAATTACGAAGAATTTTTGCGTAAAGCACAAAAAGAAGGCTGGAGAGATCCAGTTCAGATAACTAATCTTGAAATAGAGGCCTACTCCGCTGGTGTAAGAATGGAAAGAAACAGGGTGTTGTCAATATTTAAGGATATTTTGCATGGAAACCCAATGAGAGCAATGGATATTCATTCATATGTAAACAAGATTACAAAAGATCCCAACCGACCTCTTTAATTAGTTTATGCAAAAATAATGTTTTTTGATCTTTTTCGCCATTCTTAAGTTTTCTATAAAGTGCTACAGAATCTCCTCCACCAATAACTACCCCCGAAACACTAGCTGCAACGATTGGCCATTTATTTATGCATTTACAAAAATAAGAAAGCCAAAGATCATCTATCTGGTATGCTAACGGATCCATAACATCAAAAAGTCTTTCATCTTTAAATAAAGATATATCCATCATACTAATGCCAGCACCGCCATAATGAACTTCTTCTGTCGCGTCATGAACCCTTGTCCTATCCTTCCAATAATTTTTTGGTGATTTAAAAAATCTCCAAGCATAACCAGAAAAATATGTCTGCGGCTTGTATTGGGCAAGCATATTTTTAATATAATTTTTTGGAATAAGAATGTCGTCATCTAGAAAGAACACCCTATCATAACCCATCTCTGCATATTTTTTTGCAACAAAGAATCTTCTAAATGTTGAGTAGTCGTTGCCATCATGAGACACGTTGATGTGGAGCCCTTTAGGCTTGAAGCTGTCCGCTATACGATCAACCTTGTCTCTGTAGTCAATGTTGCCATTAGTAATATGAATGTCAAAGTTTCTATCTGTTTGATTTGCTAAAGAAGTAAGTGTTTGTTCAAGCTTTTGAATCCTTTGCCAAACAAGAAGAATAATTACAGTGTGGCCATTCATAATAAAAAGTATATCATCCTGTTCTTATATGTAAAATAAAATAAACAATCTCTTTATTCAAATTAGGGGTATGTTACAGTACCCCTAGAAGTGTTTAGTGGCTTCTAGGATGCTCTCAAGGTCTTAACCTTGTGTGCTACGCATAAAACAATTATATCAGATACTTTTTATTTTTCCATCTTTTATCATCTTGTTTATCTCTGTCTTTTCCCAATCAAGGGGATGCCTGGATTTTTTATAATAGATTGCTTTCTCGATATCAAATCCACATATGGTAACCTCATAGCCCTTATTTAAATAATAATGTATTGCTGCAAAGCCAGAGGTCGGATAGGCCTTTTGTCCGGGAGGGCTTGGCGTTTGACTGGTATCTATAATCTCTACTTTTGTGTCAAATTTACGAATAAGCGAAGGAATTCCGATAGCTATAGTGTGACTAGCATATTTGCAATAGTCGTGCCACTTGACTTTCTGTAGCGTTTCCATTAGGCTGTTGTATCTCATTGCCATTATGCTCTTGTCCCCCGGAGTTAATGCAAAGTTATTTGCCCAATTAAAATGAACATAGTAATGATAGCCATCTGGTATGTGACAGACATGAGGATTATTAGCAACAATACATATTTTTTTCATATTATACAATTATAACACTGGAAGTCCCGTACAGGGAAATTCAAGCACGAAGGCCCGATCTTATAAATGGGTAACTAAACCATCACTAAGGCATCCTGTACGGGACAATTTAATTATACCATGAAGAAATCTAGGAGCTCTTGCCTTCTTCTGGTAATTCTTCTATCAGCTTTTTGTAAGCCTCAAAAAGTTTTCCGAACTCTTCTTGATCAATTGGCGTTGTCTTGTCTTTGTAATATCTTACAGAAATAGGATGAAAGATATTCTGAAAAGTCTTAATAGATATCTGAACACGCTCAATATATTGAAACGCCCAGTCTCTAGAGTCCGAGACAAACTTTAAAAATCCATCTCCGTTTTTGTTTTCATTTTCAAGCTCAACTTTGGTTAGCATTTTTATCAACGCCTCCCTATCGATCTCAGACTGAATAAGTGTCTTAAATACTTTTTTGTTGTGTACCCTCAAAGCTATGTTAGTGTATGACAAACCACAAATAACTACTGAGACAACAATAATTATAATTAAATTAGGTAGATCAATTTCCATTTTCTTTACCGCCTTCTCTTACTAACAAAACAATTGCTCCATTTTCTTCAAGTGCCTTCTTTGTTTTTACCATATACTCTATCGCTCGACGCTTTTCAAAATCAGCAAGCCTATTAAAAGACTCTTCACTAGCCTTAACTGTTAAGAAGTTGTCATGATCGATTATTTGCAGACCAAACCCCTTTGGCGCATAGTGTGCCAGGGAGTGAAATGCTCTAGCCATTTGGTCGGTATACATTATCTTTTTTCTTTCTTATCCATTGTGAGGGCCTTCCATGATTCTGCCCAATCTTCCTTACTTCTGTGCTTGCTAAATTCACGAGAAATTTTACCGTTTTCAAGGTATATTCCTCCCCAGACTCCCCATTCTTTTTGAGAAATCCCTACAGCAAAGCATTGCTTTATTACTGGACAGGAGTGGCATATTGAGTCTATGCCCGGACGAAAGGCTTCCTCTTCTTCGTACTTATCAAAGAAAAGGTTTGTGTCAAACCCCAGACAGGCTGCCCTATCTTTCCACTCATGCTTGTCCATTGTTATTGACCATTTTCTTAGGTAGGTCCCAGCCGTTGCTGGTGGGCTCGTAGCGGGTTGCCGTATACCACTTGCCATTAGATATAATCCCATTAGTGTTTTTCCACGCCATTGGATTAAATTTAGTATGAATAACTGTCCAGCCGTCCCACCTAAGAGACTTGTCTAGACTAACAATTGATTCCATTTCTTCTAAAGATTTGATAAACACAGTCTTAGCTTTCTCTAGTATGTATTACTTTTTTAATTTCGGCTTCCCGTATAACGATCTCGCATAATCCGCAAGGCTTGCTATTACGATCTTCCCCCTGTTTGCTGACTCTAGCAACATACAGTACTGCTCCTTTAACATTCCAGTTCGCGTCTCGAATTGCTTCAAGCTCTGCGTGCCTAGAACAATGTGTCTTTATGTGTTCCGGAGAAACATAAAGTGGACTATTCTTATCTTTGTTATATCCAGTTCCAACAACCCTTCCGCCTTTTACCAGAACAGCTCCATGCATTCTTCTGGAGTTAGACTTGGCTGCCATGTATCTGGCAACTGACAAAAACGCTCTTTCCCTTTTGCTAATCATCAGTACCTATAAAGCCCCACGTCAAGACCCTTGCGCTCAGCGATCTCTACTATGTCAGATGGGGTTTCTTTTGGCTTGCTAAAATAAAGAAAAGAATTCATTTCATGAATGTTTTCTTTAAGCCATTTTGGAGAAATCTTAAAGAATCTAATCTTAATGCCTCTCAGTTTTAGGCTACGCTCAGAGATATTAGAAAACTCCATGACCATAGAATTAATTTTTGACGGGCCAGCAGTGTACAGATGAAATTCACTTTCTTGTAAATTCATTTCCGATAACGCTGTCCCCATTGCTCGCAAAAAAATTGCGTAATCTTCGAAGCTACGGCTTCCCTGGACCCCAATTTTCATCTGGCATCTCCTCTCTAAGTTTTTCTACAATAAACATGACCTGCTCTAGTTCTTTTTTTGACATAGAGAAGGTGTCAACCTCTCTTGTTGTGCCTTGGTCAACTCCATTCCTAGACATGTCTGCAATATATAATTTATTTTCTTTAATCCAGTATGCACTACCACCCAAAACCATAACTTTTACAAATAAAGAATTATGGTAGTTAGAAGACTGGCTTGGTCTTGGCCTGATCATTGCCATGTCACTATAAAACGGACTAATCAAACTATAAATATGGCTTTGACTATACTTAATTTCTATATTTGGAGTTTTTTCTATCTTGCGATTAACAAGAATGTTGGTGGTAACAATAGAGATTAAAGCAATCATCGCTCCAATGAAATACTCCATATATTAAACCTATACGGCAGTTCTTTGCTTTTCGTAAAGATCTAGCCTTTCCCTTTCATCAATGGTTTCAATTGCAAAACTGCTAAGTGCAACATAAGAGTCTGCATTTTTCATAATTTTTGTATAGTGGTGACTACAAAACATCAGCTCACCAGTCATGCCCCGAACACAAACAAAAGCCTGAGCACCGCAGCTATCACATCGATCTGTGAACTCTAGCAGAAACTCTCTCTTTGCGCTTTCCATGCTTACTTTATTTTTTGTCGAAGCAGCCATGCTGTCCTCCTATTTGTCGTTGGAATAAAAACCGTTACCATTAAAGGAAACACCTATATTAGAGTATAACCTTTTTAATTCAATATTGCAAGTTTCACATTGATGAGACCCCTCAGGGTCTGTAATAGATCGATTAATGTATAATGATTTATCACAGACCCTGCAGGTATATTCATATGATGGCACTATCGATCTATGCCTTCTTTGTTGCCGTCTTTTTAGCAGTTACTGTCTTGGTGGCAGTCTTCTTTACGGTGGCTGCTGCTGCAACCCGTACCGCTTCCTGCTCTGCACGAATTGCTGACTTGGTTTCTGTTGCTGGAATCGCAACAGAAGTAAGCAAAGATAGAATTGCGGCCAATAGCGCAACGCCAGCAACCTCTACCCAATTTACATTGATCACTGACACCAGCTGGCTGGTACTCAGTAGTGCTAGGGCGGTCTGTGCAAATGTCTTAATTGCACGTTCCGCCGCTGAAGCCCAAAAGGCTGTACTTGTTAGCATATATGTTGTTCCTTTCGTTTAGTTTACAACATTACTAATTATAGCCCATCAGTGCTATTCGTGTCAAGTTCATCTGGTTCTGATTCTCCAAATCGAATACGTGGCTGATGATTCCACAAACGAACATCTTCGTATGTTGCCGAGGTAGTGTAGGCAG